GTGATTGTCGTAAACGATAGCGATCACGCGATAAATTTGACCGACCGAAACGCCGGTTCCGATTGTCGCGGTTGTTCGCCAGGTGTTACCGTTGAAGAAAGCCGGCGCCGTTGAAGGCGTTTCAAGTAAATTGTCAAGCACGGATTGCGCCGCGTTTGTTGGTATTTCCGAACGGCTTGAATTGTATGAATCAAGGAAACCGATCAAATTGTTGCTTGAATCGACTTCAATGACGTGAAAGATCGTGTCGTCAATATCGTAACCGACCGGAACATTGACGTCAAAGATCAAATTCGTCTTTGACATTGTCGAAAAGTCGGCGACGTTGACGTTGTTTCTTTGAAGCGTAAACGTCGGAAACGTGAATTCCGACGGTCCGTCATAAAGACCGCGATTCAAGAACGAAGCGGTTTGACGGAATGTCAATTGTTTGTCACAAAAATAATCGCGAAGCGCGTTCGTCTGCGGATCATTGATTTGATAATTCGGATCATTAACATAAAGCAAGAAGGCGGCTTCCTTATCGTTCAAATAAACGTTCGGAACCGTGTTCGTCAATTGCGTTGCTTCGTATATATTAGACTTTAAAAGACGATCATTGTTGTTCAATACACTATTTGAAAGGATTGTGTCAAGATCCATTCCGAAAAAGAATGTCAATCGGATCTTGAATTCCGTGTTTGTTGGACCTTCAATGAATTCACAAATCAAATTTCTTTGACTATTTGTCGCAGCGCCGGCGCCGATTAAAACCATAGGAACGGAACCGATTCCGACAAAGTATTGAATGAAATAAGCAACCGTCGGCGCTTGATTGATCACGCCGTTCGTAAAGTATTGATTGAAGTCAAGAAAGTCGGTCCACAATTCCGGCAAGAAATAAAATTGAACGCCGTTTTGAAGTTGATTCGGATAACTGAATTCAAATTCAAAAACTTTCTTTTCGCCGAAAGCGTTCAAATTCATGACCGATCCAGGCGTCAAAGTACAACCGACATTTTGCGCCGGTAAAAGTGAAGAAGTGATTGATTCCGTGTAAAACGTGACGTCTTCGCAATCCATACATTCCGGATCCGAAGGCGGTTGCGGATTGATTCCTTCACCGTCAAAACGGAATCCGCCGACGCCTTGATTGTTGCATTTGCTCGCGGTGTAAGTGATTGTCGTTTGAATCGGTCCAAGCGTTGAAGCTATATAAGTGAACGTCAAAGTGATTGTTTGACCACTATTGACAATAAAAGGCGAAGAAACAATGTCGGAAGTTATTTCGTTTGGGTGTGAACCGGAAACGCTTTCCGTCAATTCGATTTCGCAATCTTGTTCATTTGTAAAGGTGAAAGATTGTGACAAAGAATTTCCGATCAACAATTGTCCGAAGCTGAAAGGATAAGCGGCGCCACCAATTGCGGCCGGATTCCATGAAGTCGAAAAGTCAATTGTTTCAATTTGAAAAGCGAAGTTTTGCGCGGCTTGTGATCCGTTGCAATCTTCATAAATAACTTGTAAAACGTAACCGCGAACGCCAACCGTCGGAAGTGAACAAAGCGAAATCGAAGCTTCAAAAGGATTGTTGAAAGGAAAAGGAAAAGAAACGTTGTTATATATAACGCCGTTTATTGCGGTGACGGCGGTTCCTGGATCTTCGCCGACGTCCGGAACGATTTGAACGGCCAAGATTCGAAAACAATCTTCGCCTTTTTCCGGTGATATTCGGCAAATATAATCACAACAACAACCTTCGTAAACCTTGTTTGTAAGGCCGGACGTTGTTAAGTTAAAGCAATTCGATAAGCGCATAATTCTTTTTCTTTTACAAAAATATATTTAATTTTCAAACAATTCCGTTCACTTTTATTATTCTTTTTACGAAATCGACTTCGATCTTTTGAACGACGCCGGTCAACGTTGTTTGACTTTTAACGACTTCGACGCCTTTCGTGAAGTCAAAATCTTGATATTCGTCACATTCAAAAACAAATTCAAATTCAAAGTCGAAGTTCTGCGATCCTGGATTTCGCGGATTCCGAATGAAATGAAAATTTGTGTATAAATTATTTGCGTTTTCTTCCTTAAACCAAAGCGGATAATTGAAACGCGCGTCACTTTGAATCGTCACGCCGTCTTCTTGTACGTTTCCGCCGGTGAAGGCGTTGTTGTAGTTTCTGCGGACATAGTTTGTCGATTGTGCGGTTGATTCGTCAAGCAACAAAAACTTTCCGGCGAAGCAAGTGTGTTGATTCATTAGAAGGAAATATTGTGATTCACTAAAGGCGCCACCGAAAACGGCGTTCACCGCACCACCTAAAGCGTCGGCGAAAAACGAATAAACGTCGACTTCAATGTCGTCGTCGCGGAATCTTGAAGGCGCGGTCGGTGTTTGGAATTTATATTCTCCGGATTGAATCGGATTCGGCGGATCATTCCATTCAACAATATCGTTGAAACGCGGTGAAGCTTCGTTTCCGACGTATTCTTGACCGTCCTTTGTATATTCAAAGCGAGCAAAAGCGGCGCGATCTTCGTCGATCCAATTGTAACAAACAACGCCGTCGATCAATCTTTCCGCTTGATCAAGGTCAAAAGTATTGATCCAAGTCGCGGTATTTTGGAAAAAGTCTTCACGTTCCAAGATCAAAAGACCGTTTTTGATTTCCCATTTTGCAGCAAATAAAGGCGCGACAACGTCCGAAAGAAAGATTTCCAAAGTGAAAAGCGGTTCGTTTCCGTCAATCAATTTGAAGTTCGTTGACGAATTCTTTCGGCCTTTTTCGACTTCTGCGGACATATAAGCAAGATTGTAATATATTGAAGCCGGATCATTCAAGATCGACGATTGAAACGTCAATCCGCATTTCGAACAAGCGTTTTGAATATAGTCACGAACAAACGGCGAAGGGTGAAAGCGTCCGCAGCCGATCAAGGAATCTTGAAGATTGTCAAAGCCGTCAAGAATGTTGTTGATAATATTGATCGGATTCGTCCAACCGTCGTTGCAATCCGGACCGGAAACGCCAGGAATCACCGACGCGATCGCCGAAATGATTTGACAAATAATATATATAATTCCAAAGATTATAAATATCACCGCGATAATAGGAATCAAGATTCCAATCAAGGCAATATTTAAAATGAAGGCAAGCCAAAGAATAATGACTTGAATAAATACCGGCCGCATTTCAAGACAATAGCGAATCGCCGGTTGATCTTGATTCATGAAGCCGTTGTGATTGTCCCAAATCAAGGTTGATTTGACGCAATTGATCGCTTCTTCTTCTTCAATAAGATTCGCCGTCACCGAACAACCAGGATCGCACCAATCAATTGAATCACCGCGAATCAATCCAACAAAGACCGGTTCTTGACAACATGAATCGTAAACGGTCACGTTTATCGCATTTGTGAAGCCGTTCGGATCGTCAATCAAGTTCGCCTTGATCAAATCAAATCCGTCGTCGTAGAACGTCAATTCACTTGAAAACGATTTCGCAATTCGGTTGTCGTCCGTCTTGTTTTCGATCGTCACCTTGAAGCTTTCCAGGCCGTCAATTCGGCCGGTGATCAAGGCGCCGTTCATTTCAATTTTCATGTTTGATCCGTCCATTTATCGCGCTTTGTTTCGAATTCTTTGTTGTTTATATTGAATATTTGAAACGATCGCGTTGATTCCGCGTTCGTCAATATTCACTTTCAATCGGTCTTGTTGTGTGATCGCCTTTTCAATTCTTTCAAGCTTTTGATCAAAGCCGAAGTTGTTGACAAGGATCACTTGTTCGTTCAATCCGTCGGTCAAGAAAGGATTCCTTCCTTTGTGTATATCTTCGAAATACGGACGGAACCTTTGTGTTTGTTCTTTAGTCATGACGAATTCGCCTTTGTGAACGATTCCGGCCGGTTCATATTTGCCGCCGTCACCGGTATAACCACCGGAAGCGAAACCACCGGCCGCCGCGCTTGCTTGTGCTTTAGCCGCTACAAGACCGGCCGCAAGTGCAATCAATGTCGCCGCAATTGTGAAAGGCGCCGCCGCGCCACCTTCGGCCGCAGCTTTTGAAATAGCGACAACGGAATTGATGATCAATTCGGTTGCTGCAAGCGCTTGTTGTGCGCGGACAAATTTCGCTTTCTTTTTGTTTAGTTCTTCAAGTCGTTTTTCTTCGGCTTCAAGAAGTTCGGCGTTTCCTTCTTCGGCAAGCTTTGTCGCAGCTTCAACGCGTTTTTCTTGTGCGGAAATTGCGTTGTCGACTTCGGCGATTTGAAGCGCGATCACCTGGTTCGCAAGATCAAGCGTCGCGTCAAAGACTTCTTGAAGACCGTCAAGGATCGCTTCTTTCTTGTTTTCGTCCGAAGTTTCAATTTCTTTGTTTGTTGATTCTTCGACTTTGACCGTATCGTCACCAAGCTTTTGACGAAGCTTTAAAATATCAAGGTCCGCTTGTTTTTCGATCAACGTCCTTTCTTCGGCCGTCAATTTTGCGTTCGTCAAATCAAAGTCACGTTGACGTTCAATTTCACCGATCTTGAATTCGGTGATTGCTTTCAAGCTTTGGATTTCTAATTGTGCAACCGTTTGAAGCTTTGTTTGTGCGGCTTTGATTTCTTCCGAAGTCGTCGCCTTCTTCAATTCTTCAATTGCCGCTTTCTTTTGCTTTTCAACGTCTTTCGCCGTTTCAAGTTCGTTTTTAACGAAATCGGTTTGCTTATCGACTTCACGCGTTTCAAATATTGTTTCCGCTTGTTCTTCGCCGAATTTTCTTCGAAGATCTGAAATGTCTTCAAGAAGCTTTTCTTCAATTTGCTTTTTGTTTTCTGCGATAATCTTTGCAAACGCAATTCCTTTGTCGGTTGAAACGGACGCGTTTTCTTCGTCAACAATCAATTTCGCGCCGTCTTCTTTGTTCAATTGACCGGCTTTGACTGCGGCGGCGATTCGATCTTTGATTCCGTTTGTGACAATTTTCTTTTGTTGTTCCGCAGCTTTTCGAAGCTTTGCTTCTTCTTCATTCAATAGGTTCGGATCAAGAAAAGAAATTCGATTCGCTTCGGTTTTTTCTTTAAGCTTTCGAAGTTCTTTTTCCAGGTCAAAAATAATGTTCTTGATCGTCTTTGTTGAAGGCGGCTTCGGCTTCTTTCCGCTTGATCCGCCGAAAGCTTCACCGAAATCAAATCCTTCGAAATCGTCTTGAAGCGCTGCGATTGCTTCTTCAATTCCGCCAAGTTCTTTCGTTAATTCGTCGAAATTCTTCGGCTTTTCAACGCCTGGAATATTAAGATTTGAAAGATCAAGATTCATTTCAAGATCCGCTTGTTTTACCGGATCAAGGCCCATAGGATTACCGGACAATTCGTTGATCCTTTCTTGTCTTGCTTTCTGAAAGTTTCGTTCCGCGATTGCGGCCTTTTCAAATTGTTGTCGTTGTTTTGTACTGAAATTCGCAAATTCCAACGCTTCGGCTTCACCAACGGCGCCGAACAATGTCGCCGCGTCAATTGTTCCGGCGTCAATTTGTGCTTGACGTTTTGCAAAAAACGCTTTGATTTCTTCTTCCGATTTGCCGACAAAGGATTTCAATTCGGTGATTTGCGCGTTTATATCACCGAAAAGTTGTTGACCGCCGAAGGTTTTTCCGCTTTCAGTTCCGACGACTTCTTTCAATTGTTCTTCGACGGCGATTTGTTCCTTGATTAACTTCGTCAATTCTTCTTGTTTGACTTCAAGGAAGATTTTCTTCTTTAATGTTTCAATAAAGTCGTCATAAGCTTCGTCCAATTGTTTGACAAAGGCCGTTTCGTCCGATAGGTTTTGAAGTGTCGTTCCGTATTTACCGTTAATTTCGTCAATCAATTCGGATCGACGTTCGGAATCTTTATTTGTTTGCTTTAGTTCCGTGATCAAAAGCTTTAGTTCCGCGCCTTCTTCGGCGGTTCTTTTGATTGTTTCGTCGCGAACGGTGTTCAAAGCTTCTTGTTTCCTGGAAAGCTTGACCGTTTCTTCGCCAAGATCTTCGACGCCGTCGGCCGCGTCTTCGGCGTCACCGGCAAAGTCAAACAAGAATCCGGCCGCGACTGAAAGACCGGTCACAAGAAGACCGATCGGATTCGCAGCGATCGCAGCGCTAAAGGCACGAACCGCACCGGTTGCCGTTATTGAAGCAAGTGTTGAAGCTTTTTGCGCGACCGTGTTCGCTTTTGAAACGGTTGTCAATGTCCTTGTTGCTTTGATTCGCAAAAACCTTGCAGCAATTGCCGCACGTTCAACGATCGTGTTTTTGATCGTGATCGCCTGGTTCAAAAGTTGTATTTGTTTTTGACGTGTTAAGGCGCCAACAAGAAGGCCGATCGCGCTTGTGAAGGTCAAGATCGTTCCTTTGTTTGCTTCGACAAAGGATCCAAAGTTTTGAAATACGTCGATCAAGGCGAAAGCTTTGTCAACCAGGAATTCAAAGACCGGAAGCAATCCTTCACCGATTTCACGTTTTAACTTTCCGAAGTTACCTTCAAGCGTTGAAATCCTTCCGGCGGTTGATTCCGAAAGGTTTTGCGTCAAGTTAAAGAATTGACCACCTTCACCGGTCAAATCACCGAACGCCGTTTCCAGGTTTGCAAAAGTGATCTTTCCTTCGGAACCTAATTTCTTGACTTCGCCTTCGGTGACGCCGAATTGTTTTGCGAATTCCTGGATCACCGGAATTCCGGCTTCGGTTAATTGATTGATGTCTTCGGCGAAAAGCGTTCCTTGAACCTTTGCTTTTCCAAAGATCACGGCTAATTCGTTGAAGTCTTTTCCGGTTCCGGCCGAAAGATCACCGATCCGACCTAATGACGTTTCAAGCTTATCGGTTTCAACGCCAAACGCAAGCAAAGCTTTTCCGGCGTTTTGTACTTGTTCCGGTGTGAAAGGTGTCGAAACGGAAAAGTCTTCAAGGTCTTGAAGAACCTTTTCGGCTTCTTTCGAATCACCTAAAAAAGTCGTGAAAGCAATATTCAAAGATTCAAAGTCGGCGGCCGCTTTGATAGCGTCTTGACCGAAGTTCAACAATCCGCGTCCGATCTGAAAACCGGCAAGCGCGATTCCGGCCTTTTTAATAACGCCGGACAATCCGGAAAACTCTTTTTCGACGCGCGCGGTTTGATCACCAATTCCGCCGATTTGTTTCTTTACGTCTGCAAGTTCTTTCCGAAGCTTTCCGGTTTCCGCTTGAAGTCTGAATATTACATTTTTAACCGCCACAATTCAAATTTTTTAAGTTGGTTTTCTTGTTGCCGACATTGTTCTTTTGATGTTCGAAGGATCCTTCTTGCTTGTCTTTCCGGTTGCATTGTCAAGCGCTTCGTTCTTTTCTTGAACAATACGAAGCCAAGTATTAACGGTTGAATAATAACCTTCAACGGTCATTGATTCAAGTGTTTGTACTTCGGACGGACGGCTTTCGCAAATCATTTGATTCAAAAGGTTTATGTCTTCAATATATCGGCCGACATAGTCGCCGACAAATAGCGGCGGATCCTTTCGGCGTTTTCCTTGTTTTTCTTCAAATACTTTAGGAAATCGGCGCCGGATAATTCCGAAGATCTTGTTGTGAAAAGGTAGACTTTTTGCAAAAAAAAATCTTTAGCGTCGGCGTCGTCCTTCAATATTTGTTTCTTTTTTTCGGTCCATGATTCCGAAAGAATGTCCGCTTTTTCGCCTTCTAAAATATAGTAAGTCGCGGCCAATTCAAGAAGCGTTGATTCTTCACCTATAAAGTCAAGGCGGAATTCAATTTCTGCAAGGATATTGAACAAAGAAACAATGTCGCCTTTGTTGGCGTTGTCCTTCATGTTGTTCAATAACCGTTTCAATTCGCCTTTTGTTAAGTTCATATTGACGAACCTTGTCGCCACTTCGGCGGCGATTGCACGCTTTGCCGGCACGTTCATAGGATTTTTGTATTCAAACCACCTTGAACCGTCGGCGCTTTCGTAAATGAATTGAAGATCGTATTCCGAAGCCGGATCAACCTTCTTTTTCTTTCTTAAAATATTCAACATTCGATTTTGTTTTTTACAAATTATTTCGTAAAGATACAAAAATTCGAAACGATCAAAAGCGTTTTTGTCAAATGATTATCGGAATCGCACAAAGTCGTTGTGAAAGGTCCAAATGAAATAACGGAAGCAATCAAGCAAGTGTGACTTGTGCGCGTCCTTGCCTTTGTCAATGTCACCGCTTTCGGTTGTTTCAACCGTTTCCAGGTCTTCAATAAGATAATGACAAGACGAATCAATCAAGAAGTCTTCGTGATTTGCTGCAATTGCGTTGCATAGAACGCGCGAATTGCGGATCGAAGGATTGACGGAAGGAACCTTGAATTGACCTTTTGAAAGATCAAGTTCTTCTTTGATAATAGTGTAATAATTCAACGCGCCTTTCGTCATAGCGGACCGCGCGGATCCGGAAGCGTCACCGGTGACAATGAAATAAACGTCACCGAAATAGGTGAAGATTTCTTCACAAAGGCGATAAATATCGGAATTTCGAAGACGGAATTCTTTAAGGATCCGGATCTTGTCGTCAAAGGATTGACCGGCGACGCAAGTGATCGGATCAACGTTGAAGTCAAAAGACAAAATGATCGGTTCGCTTTGATCAATTTCAAGGCCTTTGACAACGGTTTTCTTCTTGTTAAAAGCATAAACAAACGGACGATCAACGTCAACAACGTTCCAATCACCGCGAACGAAGACCGCCTTTGTCACTTCGTCCAGGTTTTCCAGGCCTTCAAGATAGTCTTCCGGAAGTGAAGGATTGTCGGACATTGTCGCGCGAAGATAGAAATATTCATTTCGAAGCGTTCCTTCGATTGAAGGTTCGTGAAATTCTTTCTTCGTCCAATTGTTTGAAGGATTGCAAGTGATCAAAATGATCGGCTTCGGTTGCTTTGCGATTCCTGGAATGATATGCCGGCCGGCGCGAAGCTTGCATTTTTCAAATGTCTTTGATTGTATTTCTTGACCTTCTTCGATCAAGAATCCGTTTGCTTCAATACCGTCAAACCTTGTCAAGTTCTTGTCTTGAACGTAGTTTTCCGGAAAGAACGTCAATTGTGATCCATTTCGGAACGTGACGATTTGATCCGTTTGATTGTACGATCGAATGAATGATCGCGGACAAAGCTTCAAGAAAGAAGGAATCGTTGTTCTTTTAAGCGTCGGAAGTGATTCACGGACAACGAACCAACGTGAACCAGGATAAATTTTCGCAAGCAATACAAAGACCGCAAGCGAAACAAATGTCTTGCCGCCACCGGCCGCGCCGCCGTACATAAGACAACGATATTGATCCGAAAGAATCGCTTCAATGAATTCCTTTTGTTTGGTGTGCGGTTCGAATAATACGTTCACGGCTAAAAGATTGACGTCACCAATTGAAACAAGGAAGTCACAACGAATTCAATCAATCGTCCAAGAAGCCAAATGAAGACCAGGATCACAACGCCACCGATCAAGACAAGGCCTTTGACTTTTCGTTTTGTCATTTTAGTTCGTCCGGCGACGAATGAATTGTTCTTGATTGCGTTGATCCTTTCGATCGTTTCTTTCTTGTTCATGTCTAAAATTTAACGACTTGACCGCCAATCTTGAAGACTTGTTCTTCGGTTTCAATGTCCGAAAACTTGTCGTCGTTCCAATTTGCCGGATCAACGTTCTTCAAAGCGAAAATGATCGCGGCGGTCTGCGGTTGAATGTACTTCTTCTTTTTCCTGGTTTTGGTTGAAATAAGCTTTCCGTTCTTGTCTTTGAATTCTTCAACGTCTTCTTCTTCAACAAAAAAGCCGGTGATCAATCGCTTCAATCCGTCAACGGCCTTTTCGCGAACGTTTTCTTTGTTCGCTTTTGAATTATCTTCTTTGGCCTTTTTAAAAGCTTTTGAAATTTCGGAAATTAGATCGGACCAATTGTGAAGCGTTCGTGACGTGATTCCGTGTTCTTGACAACAAGATTCAAGCGTAAAATCGCCGGAACCGTACAAATCAAAGATCTTGTTTGCAATCCGTATTTTGTCGGCTTTAGTTCTTCGCGTTGAAGTCTTCTTTCTTGTTGTCGTCTTTTTTTTTGTCATGTCGGTTCAATGGGTTCCGATATACCCCAAACAACAAAAGTAATAAAAAAAAACGGTAAACGTCGGAAATCAACGATTGTCAAGCATTTCACGAAGATCACGTTCACCGGCTTGACGTGTGTTTCGAATAGCGCGTTCACGGTCTTCAAGTGAATCAAGCCAGGATCTTAATTCTTGCGGATCCGTTGTCCGCCAATAACCGGAAGAAGTCGCAATCAATCCTTTGACGGCGCCGCTTGTTCTTATATGGTGAATGATCTTCCGGATTCGCGGTTCTTTGACGTGAAAGCCGATATTCTTCAAACCGTTGACGATTTGCTTGTTTGTTGCCTTCTTGTCTTTTCCTGGATTGTTTCGGAATCTTCGGACAATTATTTCGAAGATCTTCTTTTCTTGATCGTTTAGATCGTGTGTGTATTGTTCAAAGTTTTGCATTGTTTTTCGATTTTGGGTGTGTTTGTATTCATTTTGTTCAAAAGTGTCTTAAATCAAAGATAAACGTCTTCAAAAGCCGTCCGGATCTTCTTTCCTTCGACATAGAATTGAAATGTTTCTTTGTTCTTTAAAAGTTCACGTTGATCAAACGTCAATAATTGTTTGATTTTGTCGCGGTCTGCAATACCGGCGAAGCGTCTTTCTTCTTGTTGTCTTCCGAAAAAGACAATGAATTCGGACGTTGATTGTTGAATCGGATCAAAGACGACGACGAATTTGTTGTGATCTTCAAAAGAATCAAAGCTTTCTTTCATTCCGTTTCCATTTGTCGAAGTTCGTCGATCTGCGATTGAATCTTTGATTTGCTTTCTTCATATCGCTTGACCGTTCTTTCAAGTGATTTGATCATTTGACGCGTTTGACTTATTTGATCAACGACGTGATTCAATGATCCGTCCAAAGAATTAAGCTTTCGTTGTTTGCGGTCCTTGTTGATCTTCATATCAATCGGCTTTTACTTCTTTGCTTCTTGAAGATCTTGTATTGATATTCAAGCGCGTCAATAATTCCGACCGCGTCGAAGATCTTTGCAGCGACAAAAATGACGATTCCGATCAAGATCACGGCAAGAAATACCGGAACCGAAATGATCAAAGACGGCAAGAAGCCGATTTTTCCTTTTGTTGATAGTTTGATTTTTTTCATTCGTTTTCTTTTTTTTTACGATTAAAGTTTTCGATTCTTCGTTTCAATTGTTCAAGCGTTGATTCCAGGTCCGCGACATTTTTTGCGGCGTTGTCTGAAATGATTTCGCCTTCTTTTTCGATTCGAAGTTGATCTTGAACGGCGATAAAAGTCAATTGAAGCGCGTTCAAATTCATGATCAAAGATATTGATTTTTTCATTTTAGTAAGTTTTTTTGAATGTAAGATCGTAAACCGTCACGATCAAGATTGAAGCGAAATTCGCCTTGCGTAGAAAGAAACCGAATGACGTCTTTGTCTTCGGATCCGTGTTCTTTGATTAGGTTCACAATTTGCGAAATATTCGCTTTTCCTTTTGGTTGACCTTCTTGATCAAAGAATCGTTCTTCCTGGATTGAAAGAACGGAATCGCCTTCTTCTTTTGCTTCGTGAAGATTGACAATTCCGATCACTTCATTCAATTCATGAACCTTGATCAATTCGAAATCCGAATGAAGTTGAAGATCGCGAAGAAACGTTTCAAGGTTTCGATCCGTTCCATTCAAACGAATTTGACCGTGATTTGTGTATTTGATCGCGTTGATTTCAACGTCTGAATCGTGATTCGATCGAAGGGTTCCTTTGTAGTCAATTAAGAATTCCTTTCGCTTCATTCCGAAAGGTTTGATTCCTGGATTGCTTGTTCGGCTTCTTGCATTGTAGAAAAAACGCCGAATCCTTCGACTTGAAAGATTTTGTTCGGCGTGAAGTTATTCGGAAGAATAAGTTCTTCGATCCAATACGTCAATTGATTGTGTTCAAAAAGCGTGATCCGCTTCTTTGTTCTTGTTTTCGTTTGTTCCATTTTTTCGATTTTAGTTAAACAATAAGCCAAAGTATTCAATTTCAAAGACTATTTGTCAAAAGATTTGAAATAGTTTTCAAGATTCCTTTGTTCAAAACGGAAGATCGTCTTGTTCAACCGGCGTTTGAACCTGGTTCGTTTCATTTGCAGCCGACAAGAATTCGATTTCGTCCGCGATCGTTTCGGTGAAATATCGCTTTGATCCGTCTTCGGCGAAATATTCACGGATTGAAACCTTTCCGATTACAAGAATTTTTTTGCCTTTCTTGACATAAGCTTCACAAAGTTCGGCCAATTTACCAAAGGCCACAACCGAAAACCAGGCCGTCGCCTTTTCGCCTTCGCCGGTTTCTTTGTTTTTTCGATATTCATTGACGGCGATTGACATTTTCGCGATCGTCATTCCGGATTCAAGTCTTTTGATTTCCGGATCGTTGCCGACGTTGCCGGCGATCAAGTGTTTGTTCATTGTTATTGATTTTTATTTGCGATCAATTTTGACGGTGATCGCTTCCGTCTTTATTTTCCAAATATGCCGGTCGGCTTAATTATCTTCGATTTTTCTTTTGCAATACCTAAAACGGTCAACCATTCTTCAAAGGTCGGCGGATCCTTGCGATCTTCTTCCTTGACTTCTTCTTGTTGTATCTTATAAGCTGCAAGGAATTTTTGATATTCGTTGTTTAAAAGGAATTGAAGCGCCTTTCCGGCGTTGATTTCTACATTCATAAGCGTTTTAATTTTGTTGATTTGTGATTGTGTTTGTAATAAGATCAAAGCAATCGACAACCGATTCGTCGGATTGCGTTAATTGAAAGCCGTTCATTTTGAAAATATATCCATAAATGAAAGCGGCTTCGTGTTCGGTTCGCGCATAAACGAAAGAATCATGAAAAACCGGAATGATTTCAAATTCGAATCCTATAATTGCGCGATAAATTTTCATTTCAAAAGGTTTTTCAAATGATCGTTTGTTTGAATGATCCTTTCGAATAGATCTTCGATCGCTAAAAGGTGACAATTCCTTTGAAAGATTGATTCCGTTTTTTCTTCGCGCGCGATCGCGTTCTTCATAAGCTTTCGAAAATCGTTGTCTTCTTTTGTTCCAAATCTTGAAAGACGGTGTTTGATTTCCGAATCGGTCTTTTTTCTTGCTGCGGTCATGATCAAGCTTCGTGAATTCTTATCCAGGTCAAAAAGGCCGTGTCGTTCTTTTAAAGCTTTGTAAATAATCGAAGGCGGCAAAAGGCCAAGATCAAAGCTTTTGTTTTCCTTGTATTGATCAAAAAGCGGAATAATCACGTTTTGATCGAAGCTTTTTGCGTGTGCTTCCTTGACTTCCGGCCGGTTTTGATATTCTTCTTCTTTCTTTCTTGCTTCTTCGTCTTCTTCGCGCCTTAATTCGGCCGCAATTTGACGACGGTGTTCAATATAGTCATTGAAGATCCGTGACAAATAAAGCGCGGAAAAAGATCCGTAGTGATTCAATTCGGTCGTGAAATCGCCTTTGATAGCAAGTTCAAAAGCGATCCGGATTTCGGCGGCCGTGTAGGCCTTCATATTTTCTTTTATGTAATTGATCAAGACGACTTTTTCAATTTCACCTGGAATTTGATCCGCTTTCAATCCGATCAAGGTGAAGACATATCGAAGCGCTTGTTTGATTTCTTCGTCGCTTTCAACGTTTCGGATCTTGTTCGAAGATTGAATTTCGTTCTTGACTTGTTGCCGTTTAGAAATTGCGAAGGTTTTCTTCGAAATTTGCTTTTGATTTTGGGTTTGAATTTCTTTCATTTTCATTTCTTTTCTTCAACCAATTCTTCGCGGTCAAATACACGGAAGAATAGTTTTTGTTTAATTTATTAAAATTTTCCATTTGATCGAATATTTCAAGGACCGATTTTCGTCCGAACGTTGCTTCAAGGTTTTCACAATTTGAAGCCGTCAATTGCGTTTTCAAAGCTGCAATTCGCGGACAATTTTCTTGAATGTATTTCGCGAATTCATGATCTACAAACACAATTTCTTTTTTCTTTTTTTCTTTTACTTTAGAAATAGAAGTTGAAGAAGAAGAAGAAAGGGTTTGTTTTTGGTTGTCCTTTTGGTTAACCAAATCCGGAACCTTCTTGATCAAATTAGGATTTCCGCCTTTTGATCCGGCTTCACGTCTTAACCTGGAAAGACGCGCGTCTTCGGTCATTCGCTTTGAATAATACCTTCCGAATTCGTCTTGCTTTAGGATTCCGAAATTGATCAATTCATTGAAGACTTTTTTGAACCTTTTCGGCGTCAATCCGGACAATTTTCGGATTCCGCCTTCGTCCAAAACTTAACCGCCAACAATCAAGAATCCAGGATCCGAAGAAAGGAAAGCATGACAAAGAAGATCAATCCAAACGCCGCGCGTTTCTGCGGAAACCAATCGAAGCGACGTGTCCGTCAACCAATCGGCCGCATAAAATTGAAAGGCCGGCGCTTTGTTTCTTGAATTCTTTTTCATTGTCGCCTTTGTTTTTCATGTATTTCGAAAAGCAAAGCCAAAAGATCGCGCGTCTTATCGTCAAACAATTTCTTTGATCCGTTGATCACGTTTGACAAGAAGCTTTTTGAATATTGCGGAAAGTCACGGTTGAAAGCTGCAAAGGATCCGAATTCGTTCACGATCGTTCGTCGAATGAATTGACGTGTCGAATCCTGGATTTCTTTTTCCGGCTTTAGGAATTCGCAACCTTCGGCGATAATAGTCAAGAAACGATCTTGATCTTTCTTCCTGGATCCGTCCAAAGTTCGAACGATCGTCCAGGAATTCAATTCTTGCTTTCGGTGATTTGCGAACGCGTTCACCGATCCGAATTTGTGAAGGATCCGATCCTTGACAATTCTTCTTTTTTGATCAAGATTCATTTTCGTCATTGTTTTGATTTTTATTGAATTTGTCAATCATGTCTTCTTCGGATCTATTGATCACCTTTTTCGCGTATTCATTGACGGTCTTTCTTTTTTCATTGTGTACGAAAACAATGATTTCGTCAACGGTCATGACTTTGATCATTTCGATTGCTTCTTCGGCGGTATATTGTGAAGAATCATTGAAAAGCTGCGGCGGATCGTTTTCCGGCTTCTTTTCTTCCTTGATAGGTTCTTCAACCTTTTCTTCTTTTGGTTCGCTTAAATCGCCGCTTTTGATCCTTTCCGTTCGTTCTTTTACCAATTCAATGAAGTCGTCTTCGGTTTGTAGCTGCGGAAAAGCTTTCCAAATCTTGACGCAATCGTCACGGTGATAAGCTTCAAGAAGCATTTTTTCGGCTTCCTGGAATTGAAGTTCCGTTGAAATTTCTTCCTTGATCGGATCTTCTTGTTCAATAATCGGTTCAACGTTTTCAATTGATCCGTTTGAATTGTTGTCAACGACGATCGCCGTCGTGTCAATCGTTTCGTTGCCGATTTCTTCTTTTGTGTACGGTATGCCGCCGAGTTCGTCCGAAAAACAAAGACGGAATCCTTGTGACATGACAACCTTTTTGATCATTGTGATCGGCTTTTCGCGCCAAAAGCGCGTCAATTGTCCTTGTTTCGTCCTTTGACAATATTCAGAAAAAAAGACTTCGTGTTCAAAAGGAAATTTGAAGTCGTTTCGGTGAATAGTGATCACCGCTTTCAAGTCGCTTTCGTGCGGTTTTTGAAAGTTGACGGATCCTTCCGTCGTTACTTTCCAACCGGCCAAATTTCCGGACCTTTCGGCGCGCTTGATGTAAGTTTCGTAACCGACGACAATTGAAAAGTTGTTTCCGTATTTCGAAGCGTAGATTTCGCGCTTGAACGGATTCAATCCGAAGGCGGTTGATATTTGAATGAATTGATCGGTTTCCGCGTCGTTTAGGTGTCCGACCAGGTTCGCCGCGCGCAAATATTTTTTCAATGTCGCAGCGTCAACCGCGTTCACGGTTGTTGAAGTTGTGATTTCTTGTTTCATTTTTTTCGATTTTGTTTTGAAATGTTTGACAAATTTAAGGTTTTATTTTGGAAAGGTGATCGCGATCGTTGTTTTTGATGTCTTGACCGGTTGATTCAATTCGATCACTTCGCCGGTTTCCGGTTGAACGATCGTTTCCGTTCCTTTCACGGTCTTCAATCGCGTTTCAAGATCCTTCAAGACTTGCTTGTTGTCTTCAATTTCGCGATTTGTTTCGTTCCAAAGTTCGGTGTTTGAATAATTATATTTGACGCCGGCTTCTTTGACCTGGATTTTAACGCCGCGAATTGACGCGCCGTCCTTTTCGTATTTTGAAGCTTCGTCAATACAATCGTCAAGAATTTCTTTTTTTGCTTGATCAAGCGCTTTTTTAAGGAATTCGATCTTGACAACCAGGTCAAGCGGTTCTTGAATTCCGGCTTTTACGCCGGCGGCGATCATTGAAGAAAGCTTTTCGATTTCTACTTTTGAAAGTGATCCTTGAATCCTTTCAATCGGATTTTCATTTTTCATTTTGTTTGATTTGAATTTTGATTAAAACTAATTTGATTAAAGTTTCGCGAAGTCGTGTTTGATATTCTTTCAAGTCGTCGCGAAGTATCTTTTGAAGATCGACAAGAAGGAAGCTTTTAAAAACGGAAACGGTCGGAATTCGATTGAATACAAAAGTCAATCGGTATTTTATGAATTGACGTTCTTGATCAATTAGATCCGGCAATAAATCGCCGACATTAGCGTCAAAGGATCGTTTTAAGGGTGTTTCGTCAATTCTTTGACCGGTAACGTTTGAAAATTTTATATCTTTGTTCATGTTCATTTTTCCTTTTCGATTTTGGGTTTGAACAATAGGAAGCCGGTTGATTCGTTCGCCGGCTTCCGTCTTGTTTTTAGTCATGATCAAAAAGGTTCGTTTTATAACGATAGTGAAAAGATTGAATGTTCCAACCGCCGGCGGCGTGTGCAAAGGTCCGGATCTTGTGTTTGATCGTTCCTTTTGACAAAAGATCACCGGTCAATTCAAATCCTTTCGGACCTGGATTGATTTCAAAGTTGCTTATTTCGTCAATTCCTATCGGAATATATTTGACAAGGTTTGATTCAAGCTTTGCGATTTGAACGTCAAAGTGATCTTGTTCGTTCTTGTCAAGCGTTGCCGTCAATCCAAATCGAAAGCAATTCGCGACGTCTGCGACGAATTTTCTTGCTGCAACAATGTTTCTTCTTTCTGCAACAGAATTGATATATTTTGCTTCAAAGTCGCAGCCGAAACAATCCGAAGCTTCTTTTTTTATAAGCGGATAAATATCGGAAGAATTGAATCTTTTGTTTTTAAAGATTTCAATATTCATTCGATCAACGATTTCTTTGACGTTGTCAAATGATCTTGTCAAAGCTTGCCTTGTGTCTTTGTATTGTTCGCGAATGATTTCTTCGCTTTTTTGATATACCGGAACCAGGATCAAACGCAAGTTTTCAAGGTGTCTTTCCGTGTCAATCTTTTTTTGATTGTCTTCGTGAACCTGGATCACGCGTTGACAAGCTTTTTTGAAGTTGTCTTTGTTGTCGATCGCTTGTTGATCTGCAAGAAGAATGACTTCTTCAATCAATCCGGAAGAATAGTTTTTTGATTGCGTCTTTGCTTCGGCGCTTATATATCGGCCTTCGCTTTGACCGGTTGTTGATTGTCTTGTAAACAATCGCGTCAAATACCAAAATTCCGATTGAATTTCTTTGAATAGATCAAGCGAAACGGTTTCCTTGTCTTTGACAAGTTGTTGAAGGTCAATTCCTTCGGTGTTTGTTTTATTCATTTTTTTCGATTTTGAATGTTATTGTCTTGCAATAATAGTCAAAAAAAATGAAATATCGTCAAATAAGTTGAAATATCTTTTCAACAAGTTTAGCTTGAAAAGTATTTGATCAACGCTTTTTTGAAACCTTTCCTTCGCAATTCCAAAGAAGACGCGCGAAATCATTCGGCTTCGGTCCTTTCTTTTTCGATTTGATTCCGGCCGATCGCGCACAATAAGAATTTCCGGCCGGCGTTCCTGGTTTTACCTTGTAACCTTTCGCGCCGAAATGAAGACAAGATCCTTTTCCGCTTGTCGGACAAGCTTTGTATTTCTTGCCTTTTGCGGTCGGCTTCTTGATCTTGAAGGCCTTTCCTTTAACCTTCACGGTTTTTCCTATTTTTACGCGTGACGGCATTATTTGCGTTTTTTCTTTTTTGTCTTCTTCTTCTTCTTTTCTTTTTCGTCGAATAGCTTTGCGACCTTCGGTTTGAAAGCTTTCAAATATTTCTTTTGTTTTTTGCTTTTATAAGGCATAATTTCAAATATTAGTCTTCAAGATCAAAATGTTTAATCAAGAAGTAAAGTATCAAATGACTAATCAAGGACAACGGCAACAAATACCAAAACGAAAGATCAACCAGGATCCAAGCGGCCACAAAAAAAGCAATTGAAATCCATTGATTCATACAAAGTACGCAACCGCCTAAAGGTTTGTAAAGAAAGGACAAGGCCTTTGATTTGTCGTAAAAATTACGATTCAAAAACCGGATCCAAAAAGCGAAAATATTTCCTTCGCGAAAAGCGAAATCCAGGAAGAAAGAAGCGAACGCCGCGATCGACGCAAAACAAAAGGCGTTGACGGCTTGATAATACGGTTCAAAATTACTAATCAAAAAACAACCAAGAAAGCCGCCAATTGCGCCAAGTATAACAAAAGCAATATTCTTCATTTTGTTTCTAATTAACAAGCTGCATTTGCACCGTGAACAACGAATTCACAAGCGCCACCGCTTGAAGTTATATAATTGAAACCAGGAACCGGAACACAAGGATTCGTCAAAGGAACCTTGATTTTGATTTTTACCGTTCCGATTTCGTCGAAAGTGTACGGAAGAACAATCGGATCACCGGCAACAAAAGTCACCGTTTGAATTTCCGTTCGTCCGCGATACCTTATTTCAAAAACAAAGTCGCCGTCGCAATATGCTTCGACGCCGAAGTCAATTATTTCGTCGGTCATGAAGCAACCTAAATCGTTAAAACATTTACAATCCATTTTCAATATTTTTTACAAAGTTAATATTTTTGAATCACAAGACGCCGTCATTTCAATTGAAAGATCGAAGTCGATCAACATGAATGAAAGATTCTTGTTGAATTTCTTGACGGTCTTGTTTTCTTCTTTCAAGACCGCGATTGAATCAATCAAGCTTTGACGCAAGATTGATCGTCCGCCTTTGATTCCGCTTTCCGGCGTTATCTTATAACGAAGAAGAATTTGTCGAAGTTGACCTTCAATCAAGTAAGGATCAACCGCACAATCAAAGACCGCAACCAGGCGAAGCGGCGATCGTTGTTCAACGAAGTTTTCACAAGACGAAATTCTTGTGTCTTCGTTCATTTCTTCGTAAAAAATGTAATCGTCACGCCAACGGAAATAAAAGAAAGAACCTTCAAGATCTGAAATTCCGGAAAACATTCTTTCATTGCCGTTGATTTCGATCGGTATTGTGACGCGTCCGTCTTCGTCTTTTCTTGCGTTTAAGATATACGAATCAAAAACGTCAAGCTTTGACATGATTGTTTCGGCGATTTGTTTAATAGGTTTTATCATATTTTCAAAAATTCTTGTTCAACAATGTCGGAAATAATGTCGTCGAAATATTGTTCAACCTGGCGGACTTCTTCTTGACCAGGAACAAAAATGTCTTTCTTTCTTCGATCTTCGTTTCCTTTAGCTTTTGCGAAGTCTTGATCGTTGACAATTGCAAGAACGACTTCGTCACCGTCGCGGACCGTTTTGAAGCTTCGAATCAAGTCGCCTTTGAATTGAAGATCGACTTTTCCGGTTTGACGTCCTTTGTCTTGTCGTTTTCGGATCCATTGTTTCGACTTATATTTTCCGATATTTGATCCGCTTGTTGCTTTTCCGTCATTGAAGATCCTTCGCTTCATGATTCCTTCAAGACGTTTTCCGGTCAAAAGAAGCGCTTCCGGTTCACGACTTTTAATTCGTGAAGTCACTTTTGCAAGGCCGTTTCTTAATTGTTCAATAGTAATCGCCACAATTCAAGATTTTAGTTGTTTAATGAAGTAACCGGCCGCGATCAAGATCATTCCAAGAATAAACAAACCGACAATCCAGGCGAAGCCGGCGCGATCAAAGAAAGCTTTCGGCCGCGTTTCCGTGTGAATTGTTTTGATTTCCTTTGTGACGATCACCGTGTCCGGCGGACATTCCGCTTCAATGAATATTGAATCACCAGGTAAATTGACGTATTTGATTTTAATTTGTGTTTCAACGTCATGAAAAAAAACCGTGTCGCGGCTTTCGTGAATGACGTGAACGGTGTCAAACCTGGTTGTTTCCGTGACGATTGTCGTGTCACGAATGATCGTTTCGGTATTTGTAACCGGCGGAAATTTACGATCGCAAGCGCGTTGCGTAACGCAAGAAGACAAGATCGACAAGACGATCAAAAAAAAAGCGATATTTGTGACGCCTTTTTTCATTTATCTTCCTTCTTATCTTGTTTGAAATTCTTGTGAATGTCGATCTTCTTGTAAAGAATTGAAGCAAGATCCTTTTTGATAAATCCAAGAAGCGAAAGATTCTTCACCAAAGACAACAAATTGACGATCACCAAAGGAACAAAGACGGCTTCGTTTAGCCAAAACAAAGACTTTGCGCCTTTTGTTAGCTGCATTGAAAAATATAAAAGGAAACAATGACTTAAAAGCGTCCAAAAGATCCGAAGGAATTTGCGTGTTTGGAAATCGTTTCTTTTCCAGGCCAAAAGAACGCCGGTGAAATGATCGGCAAAGATCAAGACGACAAGCGCGTAAAAAGAAACGGCCGGCGAATGAAGCCAATCTTCAACGAAGCCGGTGATTGATCCAAAAGAAAAACCGCCGATCCAAATCAAAAGCGGCGCTTTCAAATTTGCCGAAAAGATTGAACAAGTGATTTCGTGAATTTCAATAAATTCTTCGGTGTTCGCTATTTTTTCAATGAAAGCTTTCATCTTTTTTTTGCTTTAGGACGTTGAAACGTCGTTTTTCTTGTTGTCGTTTTTGTGTTCTTTCGAACGGCCGGCTTCGGCTTGCTTGACTTTCCGCAATTGCACCCCATTTTTATAAGTTTTTGTTTTATGGAATCCCTTCGGCGTAGTGATTGCCGGAACAAACAACGCAAATTTCGTCGATATTATTCAAGACCTTCGAAAGCGACGTTGTCAAAAGATTCAATTGTTTTTTATATTCTCGTTCAAAATTGTCAAGAAGAAATTCTTCCGTTCCGTCGTCAATGATCGTGACCGGATTCAAACGATCCGAAGCGATCCATTCTTTGACGATTTCAATTCCGGTTTTGTAAAGGATCGGAAATCCTAATTGATTTGAAAGAAGACAAATCAAAGATTCGTTGTCACATTCGGCCAACGTTTGAACGCTTAAACCGAAAGAAGAAGTCGCGCTTGAACCATTTTTGACGCCGGTCGCTTTTAAGAATTCCGATCGCCTGGAATAACAATTGCAACCTTCTTTGATATACGCGTCAAAAGGCGTGATTTGATCGTCTTCAATTATGACTTTGACATGATTAGTCGAAGACAAATAATCGACAAGAAGCGAAGCTTGTCCGTTCGCGTCGGTTTCGTAGTCATAAGAAGTCACGTCCAATCCGTCAAGGATCTTGACCGTTCCTTGATAGTTAGCTTCAAGAATACGGATTTCAATTGTTTGAACGCGGATCTTCAAAAGGTTTGAATTCCTGGTTTTGACTTCAAGACCGCGTTGAAGCGGTGATTGTGTCATTGTTGTTGACTTAAATTTTCCGATTTTTAATTCGTCAACAACCGTGTTCGTTCTATAATACGGTAAAAAGTGCGATCGAATATCGTTGACAATTGCTTTGACGGCGAAATCTTTCTTTTTCTTGATCAAGTCAAGGCCGGATTGATAACGCGAATCGGCAATTTGTGCGGCGGTTTTGACGTTTATTCCTTCAAGATCTTCGACATAAAGACCGGAAGACGACGAATCGCCAAGACAACGAATTCCGACAACCTTGTTCAAACATTCCATTTGTTAAATATTTTTTGATTCATTATTTCTTCGATCGCTGCAAAGTGACCGATCGCGATTTTCTTTGATCCTTCTTCGGTCATGCAAAAAGAAGCGTCCGAAAGATTCGTCATGAATCCGTTTTCAGTTAAAACGGCCGGACAAATTGTTTTCCTTAAAACAAAAAAAGCGTTTTCCTTGACGCCGCGATTTCGCAAACCGGTTGATTCAACGATCTTTTCTTGAAAGATCTTGCCGATTTCATGACCTTTTTTTGAACCTGGAAAAACATGAGTTGAAACGCCGTTCGCGGTGTTCCAATCGTTTTTAAAAGCGTTGTGATGTACGGATAAATAAACAAAGGACCTTTCCGGATCCTTGTTTTCTTTTACGATTTGATTCGCTTTTTCAACGCGTGAAGACAACGAACAATCTTTCCAGGTGTCACAAACCAATTGAAACGAAATGTCATGTTCTTGAAGAAGTAAAGTCAAGTAATTGACGACAACGCGATTGCGCGCGCCTTCGATAAGTTGTTGACCGGCAAAAGCCGAACCGTCCGGAAAAACCGGCGATCGTTTTCCAGGTGTCACCGGATCACAATTGATCGGATCCGTTGAACCGTGTCCGCTATCAATCAACCATTCAATCACCTTTCTTCTTTTGACTTGTTTTCTTTTTCGCCTTTGAAGGCGCTTTTTCTTCCGTTTCCGGCGTTTTCTTTTCTTTTAGGTCTTCACCTAAATAACAAAGCAAATAATCGCCTTTGACGCCTTTATTCATGTCAAAGTTGATTTCCGGAAAAGATTCAAGCGTCATGTCAATCGCAAGCTTGAAACGCTTGTTCATTCTTTGACGTCCGTGATCCATAAGAAAACAAAAGACAACGCCTTCACCTTTCTTGATCACGTCGGACCATTCCTTTGAAATGATCTTTTCATTTGTCAACGAATTCAAAGCGTGAAGACCGTTTGCGGTCCTTGCTTCATTTACTTCGTCAAGCTTTCCGCCTTGCAGCAAAAGCGCGTCAAGTTGATTGTCAAGATCGGTTGAAACCAGGATTTGAAGATCGTACATTGAACCGATCACGAAATCAACGTTTTCGATCGCCGATTTCAAATCGGTTTTTTGTGTTTTTAAAAGTTCGATTTTTCGAATCATGATCTTATCTATTAAAAAGCTTCATTCCGTTTCCGGCGCCTTTTGGTTTCAAATCAATCTTCGGATTTTGAACGGTCATTGTTCCGTTTGAATTTCTTGTTCGAACAACCGTCTTCGCTTGAACCGTTGCTTTGATTTGATTTTGAACCGGCTTTTTCTTTGGCGCGGTTTTCAAAATGTTCATTTCTAAAGCAATTTTTTTCTTCTTTGCAATTTCTTTTTCACGAATCTTTTCAAGTTTTGCAAGATCGGAAGCTTTTTCGCGCGCTATATCAACGGCCGCTTGTTGGCTTTGACTGAATTCTTTCGCTTTCAATGTTTCGGCGGCGTTAATATCATAAGCAAAAGCATTGTCAAGCGCGGTGTTTTTTTGTCTTTCCAGGTTAACGGCCGACAAGATCGGCGCTTCGGAAGGACGTTCCGCACGATCCAAGACTTTGACTTTTTCAATTTCTTGAATTACTCTTTTTACTTCGGGCATTTTTTTTCTTTTTAAATATTAGTAAAAAAGAAAGCCGACCGGCTTTGAACCTGGCCGGCTTTCCATTAACAAAAACAAATTTTCGGTCTTCTTAAAGAATTCCGTCAAGATCCACTTTCGCCGGTACATTCATAAGAACGTCGTTCCAAGTTATCGTACCGTCAAAAAACGTGTTTCCGGTGTCGTTGTCTTCGATCACTTCGTCGATTTCAATTTGAAAGTCGTTGATCGTTCCGTAAACAAAACCGTCACAAGTATAGAACGCGAATAAATAGTTTTGTGGTTCCGCAAGAACGGAATTCCAAAACGTATATTGTAGCGTACCATAGCCGCCGGCCGTTACGCCGTCGGTGTTATAATCTTGAAAAGTGATTGACTTTTCCGCGCCGACAACCGCTTCCGGTTCACACGAAGCAATTCTTTTCTTCGTGAACGATCCTTTCGGTTTTTGAGCAAGGACAAGACCGCTTCCGACAACGTTTCCGTCGGCGATTGCCGTCGACCATTCCGTCGCGTCGGTGATGTCGGTGAAAGTGTAATCACATTTAATGAAGGCGAATTTTTTGATTCCGCCTTGTCTTGTTATGACGCCGCAGCCACCGGAATAAGAATCCGGCAAAGTAGGCGCACAAGTTGAAGGACATATAGCCATAATTTCTAAATTTTAAAGGTTAATAAATTGATTAAGGCGAACAAGCTTCAATCGTTGAACAATCACCAAAGTTGAACGTGTAATTCACGCCGGCCAAATCGTCATTTTGATCGAATCCGTCTTGCGGTAGATATACGACTTCAAAATGAACGCCGAATTGAATTGACCAACGGTCACGACAATCGTCATAATGAATTTTAATGTCATAAGTCAAACCGGTGAAAGGATCCGTCAAAGTTCCGTGTTCGAAAACGTCGTTTCTTTTTGCGTAATCACCAACATAAGCGTTCCAAGTAACCAATTGAACCGCACCAGGCGCCAACATGATCATTTCATTTGTTCCGACTTGTCCGTCAACAAATCTGTCGTAGTAATAACGATAATCGGTCCACCTTGCAAGGTCGAATCCTAATTCGTTACAACAAGCGATTTGATTCATTTTTGCGTACAAATCGAAGTTTCCGCCGGCAACAATAATCGGCGCACCACTTGCAGCCGCTTTGTCGTATTCGTGACGCATTTTTGCCGTCGCGATTCCCCTTTGTCCGTTCGTTGTGTCTTCAAAAAGTTTAATGTCCTTTTTTGCCGTGCCGTCTGCGAATTTTCCAAAATTAAGCGCTTGTTGTGCAAGCAAATATTTGTTCATTTCAACGTTAACCGCGTTCATTTGTGACATTAAAACATTTGAAACCCAAACGTCGTCGCCTTCACAAAGCTTTCTCATTTCGCTTTCAACGAAAGACAATCCGGTTGACTTTGCAAGGTTTTTGACTTCGATCAATTGTTCTTTTGGTTTCACAACCGTTTCACCGTCACAAGACAAAGAAGGCATTTCTTCGAACGATCCGCTTTCAACGCTTGCTTCCGTACCCCTTGAAATGTAATCAATTTGAACGATTCTATTCTTTCCGTTTGTTTCAACCGGTATCGCTTCGATTCCGGCCGTGTTCGCGTCTGAAAGTAACGCTTCTAAATAACCGACGCGGTCGCGCTTCATTGAAGGCGCGTTTTCGCCGGCCGTTCGGTTCAATGTCGTTTGTAATTTTTGACATAAACCTTTTGTGAAAATATCAGCCATTTTTTTTGATATTAAAAGTTAATAAAACAAACCTTTGACGTCGTGTCAAAAGCCGCGTATTTGCGCCGCCGCGCCGGTTCATGTTTTGATCAAACGATCGACGCCACCGCGTCCAATATTTTAAAGCTTCGGCATTAAGCGCCGAAAGTCTTCATTTCTTTCAATTGCTGCGCGTTTTGCGCCGCCGCCTTCAATCCAGGTAGCGAATAAGTCTTTTTGTTTGGATCCGGATCCGGTTGATCTGAATTCAATTTTCTTTCTTCTTTGACGATCTTGTCGGAACCTGGTTCCGCGTTTGATTGACGAACAACCTTCATTGAATTCAATTGATTGTCAATGATTTCTTCAAAAGTCAAAGTCTTTGTTCCGTCTTCGGACAAAGGTTTCAATCCGTCTTTTGTCTTGATTTCGATTTCATTCTTGTCATTGATTTCGACTTGATAAGAATTCAAAGTCGTATTCAAAGCCGGAAGAATCACGTCCGTTCCGACGATCAAATTCTTTTGAGCCAAAGCGTCACGAATTGCAAGATCCTTTCGGAAATTTGAAATCGCTTCTTTTGATTTGTTTCTTTCGGCCGGAAGGATTTCGTCTTCGTATTGCTTGACAATCTTATTCAATTCAAGAACCTTTCCTTGAAGTTCTTCGGACGTTGATCCGCTTTCGGTTTTCACCTTATTAAAAGCCGTTTCAAGAATTTCTTCAAATTTCTTTTCGCGAACGTCGTCCGGTGAAAGATTGAATTGTTTCTTGATCTTGTGTTCGATCTTTGACAATTCAGTTCCGCGAATTTCGTCTTTGATTCCTTTGATCAAATCCGGATCATTTGCCGAAAGTGTCTTTTGGTTTGAAATGTAAGCTTTTGAAAGATCTTCAATGTTTAGATCTTCGGCCGGTTCGGCCGCCGTGATCGCTTCAATCGTTTCCGATTTTACGCCGATCGCTTTCAAGAATTCTTTTGTCTTTTCCATTGTGTCGATTTTGTGTTTTTACAATTGTGATTTTCTTTTTTGTGCGGCTTTCAATACCGTTTTTCTTGATTCGCCGTCAATTAGAACGTCAACGGCTTTCTTTGACTTCGCTTTTTCGATTGCTGCGATCACTTCGGTCGCGCTTCTTTTTCCGTCGTCATTTGTGTCAACCTTTGGAACGCTTGTTTCTTTTGGTTCTTCTTTTTTTGGCGTTGCTTTTTTTGGCGCCGCCGGTTTTGTTGAATCCTTTGATTGCGTTAAAAGGTCATATTTCTTCAATCCGCCGGTTCTGCGAATTGTATTCCAGGCGTTCGAAGTAACTTCAAGAACGCGTCCGGTTTTAATGTCTTTGATTTTTACTTTTTCCATAGTTTCGAAATTGTTATCATTACAAAAATATATTTTTTTTTCCAAATATTCGACTATAATTCGAACGAATATTCTTTCAAAGGTATGTCAAACGACGGAAGCGGCTTTCCATTCACGAAAGGAACAATCAAATCCGGAATCAAATTTCCGGTCTTTTTTTCGGCTAAAGGAATGAATTCGATCAAACGATTGTCGGCTTCAATAAGCATTTGTTGAATATCGTCGTTTGAATATATTTCACCAAAGTTGAAAGGATTTTCGGCTTTCGGATTTTCGGACAAATATTGACCGACTAAAAGTTCAAGGCGTTTCGTCATTTTATAAAAGGTTTTAAAGATTCGGATTTCATGATCACTTCTTTTGAAAAGTAGTCATTCATTTGATCATATAGTTCCGGAAACGCGTCTTGAAAGACCGGATTTCCGACAAAGTAATTTTCGGAAGCGTGCGCGAACCATTCGAACGGTTGCATGACGCCGCCGCGATAAGTGAAATATTTTCTTCCGTGTCCGTAACCATACGAACCGGCCGTCGCAGCTTCAACCGTGTCGGCAAAAGCGCCGCACATTTCCGCGATTTCTTTTTGTGTGAATCCTTTGTCTTTGAATTTTTCGAAATACTTTGTTTGAAAGGATCTGAAAGAAGACATTTCACGGCGAAAAACGTCGTCTTTTTTAATTCGGTCTTTGATCATGTCGCGGCTTTTTTCCCAAGCCGCACGGTGTTTCGGCGCGCTTTTATCATAAGTGAAGAAACCTTTTTCAAAGTGTGTTCGGTGTCCGAATTCGTGAACGATCACTTTTTGACGTCCGGTCGCGTTTCCGGAACCATATCTTCGGCCTTTTAAAGCGACGCGGACCGTTTTGTCTTGCGGTTGATACCAGGATTTCGCCTTTGTGATTCGATTCTTTCCATTATCGGACAAAATGAAAACTTGATCCGGAACGTTTTCGCCTTCAAGATTATTCGGCCGAAGCTTGCTTTCGCCGTACGTCAAGCGAAGTTCGCGTTGTGCGCGTGTTTCACCGGCCAAGTTGTCCGCAAGATCCGGCGTCGGTTCTTCTTTTGTTTCTTCTTGTTGTTGTTCATTATAGCGTTTTTTTTCCGCTTCCGTCATTTTGAAAGGAATTGCGGAATGTCTGCAATTGTAACCGCCGCGAAAGACCGCAAAATTCTTCGCGTTCGTTCCTGGAATCATTCCTTGTCCGTTTGAATAAGCGTTTGAAATCAATTGCGGAAGTTCTTCCATTAACAAGACGCGCTTGTTTACCCAATGAACGCATTGACTTCGTGAATCTTCGATCAAGCTTCCGACGTATTCAAAGGCGTCAAGACCGAATTGATCCGTGATCTTTGCGTTGACTTGTCCTTCATATTGATTCAAAGAATCGCGCGTCACTTGTCCGACGTACCTTTGAAGACCGCCTTGTTTTGACGCGTCGCCTTCGATCATTTGACGAAGGATCTTTTCAACGTCGCTTGAATTTGCGCCGGCAACAATATTCTTGAACAATTCTTGACGAACCGGTTCGACGAATTCAGTCGCAACGCCGGATCCGGTCAATCCGGAAAGCGTATCGTCAACAATTTGTCTTTTGAAAGGATCAACAAGATTCCGAAGTTCGTCCGGTGATATTTGATTCAATTGCGAATGAAGGTCCGCTTGATAATCGGTGACGGTGTCAAAGTTTTGAAGATAGTCACGAACGTCACCAGGATAAGACGAATTTTGAATTTCGTCAATCATGATTTGATCAAGTTCATTGACAAGATCAACGTTCGAATCGTCGAAGGTATATGAACCGCCTTCCTTATTCATTTGATTCAATTGTTCCTTGACGCGCTTGAATACTTTTCTTTCAATACGCGTCAAACCGTCAAGAAGGTCATTTTCCGCGCCGGAAATGAATTTTTCTTGTTGGTTGATCAATCGGATCAATTTATCGTTTAGCATAGCTTAAAACGCTTTAATTCAAACCTTCAACGTTTGGCGTTCCTGGTTCAACCATAGCCGCCGCCGTTTGAAGATCAATTCCATAAATTGAACGAAGTATCGCTTCGCCGGCTTCTTCGGTCATTGATCCTTCGGCAACCGCTTTGTTGATTTCAATGATTCCATTGACGCCACCAACCGAACCGCGAATTCGGCTTTGCGCTTCAAGCTTTCTTTCGTCTTCAATTGAAATCGTCGGCGCGTTATCGTAGAAACGAACAAGTTCTTGATCCATTCTTTCAAAGATTGTTGTCAAAGGTTCTTCAAGGAATTCAGTTCCTTCGACTGAAATGATTTCATTTAAAGTCTTGTAAGCGAACAAGCTTTTGACAATGTCTTGTTTCTTGATCGTTCCATTTGCAAGAAGGATCGCTTTGTTTGCGGTGTTAACGTGATAAATCGGATCGAAAGCGACCAGGATTTCAACCATTCGCGCAATTGCTTTGTTGCCGGAAAAACGTTTCTTCGCAAGATCCTTCGCCGCTTCGACTTGAAAAGCAACCGGCGCGTTCTTGTCCGATAGTTGATTGATTTCAACGATCAAATCTTCTTCGGTTCTTGTACGGAATGAAATCGGCTTGACGATCACCGGTTCAACCGGATTGTTCAATTCGCGATATTTTTCCATATATAGAAGCGTTTTGAAAATGATTTCGTCAAATACATTGTTTGAAATCTTTGTCAACATTGAATCCGATTCTTCGCGATCAATTTCTTTCGCCTTTCCGCTTTGCGCTTCGTCAACAAAAATCAAATGAAGCGCTTCTTCGGCTTTTCGAAGAAGGTTTTCCCAAGCTTCGCCGGAATATTTGATAATATCAACCGGCGGCGAAATAAACTTCACAAGCGGCGAATTGTCGGTTTGACCGCCTTCAAAAACGCCGGAAGACTTTGATCGAATAAAAACGCCGTAAGGCGAACGCGAAAAGATCTTTCCGGTTCCTTTACAAGTTCCGCAAGTTGTGTGTTCTTCCGTTTCTTTATTGAAGACAATTCCATTTCGACAACCTTTCGCGCTGCAATCTTCGGCCACTTCTTCGCGATAAGGAAAAGCCGACATTGTCATGACGCCGGTCCAATCGGAATATTGACGAATACATTCGTTCCCAAAAGGAAGAAACGGCGAAAAGTAACTTTCGAAATAATCTTCAACCGTCGGATTTCCGCCAAGAACAACGGCCGGAACGTTTCCAATATTGTGATAATATACTTCAATCAATTCATATTTGTTCGATCCGGCGGTTCCGGTTTGAACGTGTTTGAAATAACCTTCACGCGTTAAAGTTGAATAAACCTTTCCTTCTTTGACTTTCTTTCCGCCTTTTGTGACAATTGACTTTTCCTTGTCTTGCAGCCAACAAACGGCGTCGCTTGAAATATGTTTGATATTGTTTGAAGGAACGATCACCGCGTCAACGTCAATTTTGACCGAAGGATTGACAAGACCTTCGCCGGTCGGAATTGTGACAAGAAGCGCGTTCGGATCTTCGATCATTCTTCGAAGAACATATTTTTGAATGAATCCGATAAAATGTTCATTTTTGAACCTTTTAAAAGAAAGATATTCGTCAAGATCCGTTGAAACCTTGACGGAATAGTTCGCCGATTGAAACAAGCGGAAAAGCTTGTCAATCGCTTTGTTCATTGATCCTTTCGTGATCGGTTCATAAACTTCAAGGCGGTATTTGTAAACGTTTTCGTCTTCGTTCGGTCGCCTTGTGTTCAAAAGCTTTTCCGGTAACTTGCCGCGCGTGTGAACGAACATTTCATTTCGAACGCGGTTCCAATCTTTCGAAAG